AGTCTCTATCAGGTCAAGCTGGTTGCTGAACGACTTCGACTCAGCAATGGCTTCATCGCTGGACAGGAAAGTCATGTTCCTACTCTCCTGGAGAACTGTGATAAGCTTCGCAACAAGCGTGGCAACAAGAACAAGCCGTTCTTCCTGATTGTTGATAGTCTTCAGACCCTGGATGATGGGAAGTACACAGACGGCCACATCAATGGCCAATCCGCTAGACGCTCGTTGGGTATGATTACTGACTACTGCAAGGAGAACTTCTGTAACTCCATTGTCATCGGCCAGGTCAGCAAGTCTGGCCAATTCTCCGGTAGCAACACTCTAAAGCACATGGTCGATTCCATGATGACCCTTACGGTCGAAGAGAAGGACCCTGACCTGCGAGGGTGCCGAGTCCTTAGCATGGTCAAGAATCGCTTCGGTGGTTGCGGTGGCCACTTCTTCCTGGAACTTCGGAAGCGAGGCTTTAAGGAAGTTGCCCGGGTTTCGGCTGCATAATTATATTTAATAGTAACTACCAATCATTAAGTTAACACTGGTATAAGGAGACTTGACATGCCACGTAGGGTATATGTCCCAACACGTTCTAGAGGATATAGCAATGGACGCTATTGGGAGAAAAAGGAATCCAATAGTGGATCATTCGAAGAGACTGATTTTTGTAATGACTGTGATGCCCTAACACTTCATAAGGACGGGCAATGCCAGCTTTGTTACAATTTTAAATCCAGCAATGCTGATGAATCTAAGACCACCCTTAGTTACGACACCACTAGACAGGAAAATTACAAGAGTAAGATGCGCGCCAACAAAAATAAAGAGAAGCACTAAGGAGACTATTATGAGTGACAATGAATCCTCAGTAACAATCAATGACCTAATTGCCTGGCGCCTGAAGCAAAAGCTAGAGGCTGCCCAGACTGAACAAGAGTATGAGCTCAGACTGGCACTACAAGACCTATACCATACAGGCAAGATTGATGTATTAATGGAAAGCGGAGAGATGAAATTCCAATATCGGTGTGATGACTTAGCAAATACGCAGACAGAAGATAGCAATATTGTAGAAACAAGTCTTTCTGAAACTAGCAATGCCCATGTTATTAATTGGTTCGGAGAAGATGAAGATGAATAGTAGTTATAACATTGAACATATTATCACTGACACACAGAGGTCACTACTTCAGGTAGTAACTGACCTTGATAATATCGCAGTCACCCTAACTAATCTGAAACAGCATCATCTGGCAAGTCATGTGGATATGGCTGCCCTTGAAGTGCACAACTACGTGAACGAACGACTTATCCCGCCAGCACCATAAAAAAAATAAATGCATTCTGGTGCAAATGTTCCCCAGGTATGGTATAATAATACTATAAGACAAAGGGGAATGGACCCCAGGGAGAGAGAATATGCTACGAGGAATCCTTAACGACCTTCTGGACATGGATGAGAATGACCTTCGGGAGTTGAACAATGCATGTGTGTCACAGCTCAAGGCTATGCGGTCTCGTAAATCGGCGCTAAATCGGCATGTCTTTAAGACTGGTGATCGCGTAACCTGGAACGGCCGACGAGGAAATCAGGTCGGTACGATCGTTCGAGTCAAGCGTAAGAAGGCAATCTGTGATGCCGGTGCCGGTCGTAACTGGGACGTTCCACTGGGCATGCTGTCTGCAGCCTAATTGACAGGGCTGACAGATGGGGCCTGACAGAGGCATATAGGGGGCCTATATAGATGGCCCCTGAAACAGCCCACCTAAGGCCCCTCTAGACGGCCCCTTGCATACTCACTGGAGCCTACTGGGGAAGGCCGACCTTTACCCCTTTACACATTATTCTCGAGAGCAAATTAGAGTTCGGCAGCGTTTGCCCTCTTTTTTTAAGAGGGCAAGTTAGTATAAGCGAGAGAAGATAAAAAATGACAAGCAAAGATAGTAATTTTCCAAGTCCATATGAAAAGCAGTTAGGGTTTAGAGAATCCACAAAATATGACCAACACCTACAAGAAGCCGCAAGACATTTTTTAAACTGGGCATACACAAGGCTCTTTAGAGATGAACCACTACATACACCGTTAAGTGGAATAGAAAGGCGAAGCTTTCAGCGGGTTGTGGAATACGCCGCACAGTCATCAATCCCCCAAGGGCAAGAACGGCGCCTTTATACTGCGAGATATTGTACTCCCACGTATATTCAGGCATGGCAAACAAATGAATTACAACGCTATGATAGCTACTCACACAACTCCGTCACAGGTGAACACCCATTTACCAAACAAAATACGAGAGAAAAGTGTTTGGAACTAGTCAGGGACTATGTGGGTATTGTCTTTAGGGAGAATAAGGAAGGTGAGCACAAGCTAATGCAGCTTCTAAATAAAGAGCAATACGCAGTCAAGCGCCTTAAGACAATATTATGTAAAGGAGCAACAACAGTATTGGCTCTAAGAGGAGATGAAGCGCAGATAATTGGTGGGGTGTTCAATCGGTCTGCATGGCTAGGGTTTAATCCCATTAACGAAGAGAGAGATGATGTCCCACGAACCAAATTGGTAGGGTGGGAACGATATACACGTTGTCCGGGACCTGGATTATGGGACAGAGAAACACAACAATGGGTTAAACCATGGAGAAATTCTTGCATAAGTCCCTAAATGATGTGTTCTCAGTGCTCGAAAAATTCTCAGAGCAGTTTTTTAAACATAGCAGCAGTTATTGTGTACAATTTGCATAGACCTTATAGCTATTTAATTCACAAGCATGGATGGTCTTGGTAAATTTATGAATGATAATAAAAAATATACACCAATTGTTACGTTTGATTTTGACGATACATTAACTGAAACACAATGGGACAACAACGATGAATGTTACAAGTTTGTTGGTCCCAACAAGTCAACGCTTGCATTTCTACGAAAGCATCTTCGGGATGGGGATGTTGTGCATATAGTAACAAGTCGGCAAGGGCCTGAAATGGATCCCGATGGTCGTGTGAATACAGGCGGCCAACCTAGCGTTGCCGAGTTTCTGCTTGAGCACTTGGTTGATAGTGATCGCCGAAAAATCGCAGGTGTTCATTATGCCCCGGGTCCCAAGACTGATATATTAAATGAACTTAACTCTAGTAAACATTATGATGATGACTCTTGCGTATTGGAGGCGTTACCATCTAGTTGTGTTGGTGTTCAAGTTAAAACATTACATCAACTAGATTGACCTTATAATATATACCTCTAAGCACTGAACAATCATGCATTGGGCGCGGCTGGGCAAGATAAAAGGGGCATCTACGTGGTCCTGTCTTTTAATTTTCTAAATTATTTAGCGGGAGAGGGGTCCTAAGGACCTCGATTCGCTAATCACATTGAATTTTTGTTTACTTATCATTTGCTTTTATCTTAAATGTATATTTAATATTATGTCTATATCGTTTCCTAAGGAAAACCTATAATGAAAAAACTGTCAAGGCTCGGACTTAGAAGCCTAATTTTAAAAGAAGCAAGAAAAACCCGCTCGAGATCTAAGCCCCATCACTCATTAATGGATATAATGTTTGAGCAAGATGAAGGTAAGGCTGAAGAGTCTGGTGATAAAGAAGATAACAGTCAGTTTACAGGAGAGTACAAAGGCGACTCAGTTGACAAGGGAACAAACGTAAAAGATGTTGACCCCGTTGAAATTGCAAATCAACTTCTTTCAGGCGATGATGATTCTCCTATTGTACAATCATCAAAAGGCAATTGGTTTGAATACGACGGCGCAAAAGCCAAGACATGGATTGAAAATTTAGGGCCTGATGTTTTTGTTGCAAGACTTAAAGTCCTAGCATCTAAAGTTCCTGCTAGTGGAATTCCAAAAAGTAAAATGCCGTTCTTACCTGGACCAGATGATGCCTCAGGAACCTTCGAAGAAGTTGAGGATGCCCTTACACCGGGCGGCAAAATGAATATTGACTTTATGGAAGAGGGTGCAATACAAAAGGGTCTACAGCATTTAATGGAAAAAACCCCTCCTCCGGCGCCCAATAAATTTAAGGGATATGATCCAGGTCTTGATAAAGGCCAGGCAGCCGATTATCTAACTGCTGGTCTTAATGATGGTAATGACGACGATGATGTTGTTACTATTAGTAAGGGGGGCAAAGTAAATGCTTCATCCGCTGTTCCAACTCAGTCAAATATCCTTATCTATAAATCAATGGGGTTTGCCGTGGATGGAATGTCTGGAGGGGACCTCGGCGCGTGGGCTAGTACGGATGATGAAATTTTAGATGGTCATCATCGCTGGGCTGCCACTATGCTCAATGCACCAGATGCAGATATTACTACCGCCGGAAAGGTCGATTTAAATGCTACCGGTGATAAACAAGAAATGTTAATGTACCTTACTGCCTTGGGCAATGCCTTGGGTAATGCAACTAAGACAGAATCCAGAGTAAGACATCCTAAGGATGATCTTATAATGGAAAGATGGAAAAAGCTTGCTGGTATTCTTTAGGGTTTAGGGACAAAAATGCAATATATTAGCAATGACAAAATAAAAAGATTAATTTTAGAAGCCACCGGTGAAGAAGAAGAGGTGGTAACCAATATTGATGTCGAAGCTGTAGAAGACGTCTGGGGCGGAGATCTAGAGGGAGAAGATAGAAATCTTGTTAAACCCTTAGATCATGCGGAAGCAGCAGGTTCTGAGCCCACAACAAAAAATCCAGAGTCGTTGGATCCAGCTAGCCCTATTCTTGCAAAAGAATCGTTCGGTCTAAGAATATATTACTCTAAGAGTGATTTGGGCAGGCCCCACGTGCTTCCTAAAAGTCTCAATAAGGAATACTACAATATGTATGTGGAAGGCAATCTAAGGGCTGCTAAGATGCTTATTGAATCACACCTAAACAGAAAATTTTCAGGATGGGTAGACTACGAATGGACAACCATAAAAGGGTAAACTGGCATGACCTCCGACGAATATAGGGATCTAACTAGAGATTTTTTTAAAAAGACGAGCGATGTGAAGCCTGGTCCAGGCAAATACTTACGTGAACAACTGGCCCCTGCAGCTCCGGTCTCTGGTGATGTTAAACCATTCAGTGATAGTCTTCGTATCATTGATGTTGATAATGATGAACGTGTTGATGTTGTAATTACTACAGACTATGATATGGTTACACTCCGATTTGGTAGCTCAATGTCTATTAATTTAAACGCACGTGATGCTCAGGCTCTCGCAGCCGTTCTTCATAACGCCTCTATTGCTTTGGACAACGACTACTAGCCTTCTCTGGATTTTTTCCACTCTTTAAATTTGTCCATATCAACTTTAAGTAGCTTGAGGATGTTCTCTCTTTCTTTTGGCATCTGTTGGTTGCTTGTTCCCCACATCCACTTAACGGTTTGCCGTTTATTATTTAATTGCTGCCGCCTTAAACTAATGTGGGTTGTTAGGCCTTCCTTGTTCTTATTATCTATTTCGTATTCTATGTCGTGTTCGTGCGCCGCTCTAAATAGTGTAACAATATCCCCACATTCATATGCGGCTTGGATTGCTTTAAATTCTTTATCGCTATTGCCTGTGATATCTGGGTGAGTTTTTAATACTAACGACTTGTGCAATCCTTTTAAAAATTTGATATCTGACGTTATTTTATTGTTATTGTTATATTCTTTTGTAAGTTTTTTCATATCACGATTCATGATTAAGAATTCTAGTTCTAATTTGAATTCATTATTAAATTGACTCTCAAACTTTACATCCAGTTCTTCGAACTCTTCTTCCTCTAGGGATAACACTTCTACCAAATGTGTTATAATTTTAAATGATCGCTTTTTATCATTTGACATATCTATAAATATTCTTGGTATAAGCGTCAAAAGATAATGAAAGATAAAAAAACAAAATTTGTATGTTCTATTTATAATGATAGACCCCAACCATGCATAGGGTATCCATGGAATGAGGCTAACCAGATATTTAATGACTGTCAATTTTATGAAGAAGGAGCTAAGCTTTTAACAATGAAAGAAGTTTTAAAAAATAAAACAGATAAAGAAATAAGCGACTACTGTGTAAGCTGCGGGCAATGTTGCTTTTTTGGTCGAGCCAAATGCTCTAAATTGAGTGTCATTTAAATGTTCACTACTCTATCAGGATCCATAAACGTTTCTGACTTTTTTTCTGGAAGTTTTGATAAGAATGATTTTCCTGTCGCATTATTATCATTCGAAAGATCTGGAGAAATGAATTTAATAATCTTAGATGAGGGTGATCCAATAGAGTCATCTAGCATTTTGATGCTTACAAACTTTTTTGAATTTGCGTTATCAAAAGATGATTGGATGAGTGAATATGCAAACAGCGTCAAAGATATGTCTACAGATCTTCTTAAAGAAAAAGCTAAACCAAACCTTAGATTAATTAAAGGAGGATTAAGTAATACTGGATCTTTTTGTTAGTATATTTAATTTATACTAGGCATTTTTAAATTAAACTGTATAAATAGATTTAGTCACTTTATAAAGAGGGAGATGATGAAAACAATAGTAACAATTCTAATATTATTTTTTATTTCTACAACGCCTGTAAACGCAGCACGCCTTGACCTTAAAATACAAATAGACAAACTTCACACAGGCGCTACGGTAAGCAATTTAGAAAAATTGGGTTTAAGAGATATAAAAGAAAATATTCATAAGCATGCAGACCATCTATACAAACCAATTATCAAAAATAATATGCCAGAATATGCAAGCGTTTGGAAAAATATTATTACAGTCCACCTTAATTCTTCTAAGAAAAAATAATAATGAAAAAAATCCTAAGGGCATTTATAAGGGAACAGCTTGCAGTTGCAAACTTAGTAGGGGCAACCAAAGGATTTTTTCATAATTACAGTGATCCTCCAATAGGCTTTGATGAAATTGCGGATTACAACTATGATATTATTTCTGATGTAAATAGAGGGTATTTGCTTACTATTACTAATAGTGGTAAACAAGTAGGAGATTCTATGTTGTTTCAAGATTATGATGAAGCTCTTCATAATGCAAAAATAATAATTGATAAACATAGAATAACATCAAACAATAATGAAGAAAAGAAGTAAGAAAGAAAAATCAGACTTTTATAAAAAGTTTCCCAAAAAACATGATGGCCTTAAGGCGGGAGACGAAATTATTTTTAAGAGAATTTCAGATGGAACCATGTCTATAGGCGCTATTAAATTTTTCCACCTCCAGCCGACAGAATGTGTTATTGTAATAGATTTGATGCTTGGCAATTTTCAAACAGCCATCCTTAAGGATGTTATTAGAGATCCTACTCCAAAACTTCTTAAATCACTTTGGTTAAAGGTTGAAAGAGCGGGCACAAGGCATGGAATTAGATCTCAAACTCTGAAGAAGAAGAGAACAAAAAAGTCCTGACATCCATTAGGTCTGTGCCTATTCCCACACTTTCGAAATATCTAAATGCTGTGTGAATCATTCCTATAACTTCCCATTTCTCGTTTAATACTGCAGCACCTGAAGAGCCTGGCCGGGTTGGTATAGTATAGAACGCTCTACCATCCTTATTTCCAGAATAAAATCCACTAAATACTAAGGCCATATTTTGTCCAGATATGCCATATGGCGCAGCTATCGCGTATACTTTATTTCCCATTTTAGGAATTTCTTTAGCTATAGCAATTGGATATGTGAAAACTTTATTTGGTTTCAACAAACACAAATCATTCCCTAGATCTAGTCTAAGGATCTTAGTTGTATATGTTCCCTTTATTGGTGAGTGTGCCTTTATAACAGTTGATTTAGATATCACGATTCTCACACCCTTATGTTCAATAAACACCGGTGTGTCCTGCCTACAAACATGGGCAGCCGTTAATATTCCTGGGCCCGCGCTGGACTCTACTAGCAGTCCTGATCCTGACCACCCTGATTCTACTGGTGGCAAGGAACTTAAGAGCTTTTTGCAATCGATATTTTTGTCTGTCGTTTGACATGATACTGGCGTCATTTTCTGATTGACCTCAATAAGGACAAACGCATCTACTGGAGCAGTGGACCTTTTTTTTGTAAAAACGTATCTTGCGTTTTGGTTTAAAGAAATACAACTTGTTATCACAGCTGCTACGATTATTAAAGTTGATGTTATTATTAGCAGCGTTCTGATTGTATTTTTCATAAAAAACCTATACCTTTAATTTTAAATATGCAAATTTTAAAAACTGCGTAAGAGATTATGAAAGAAGAAACTCACGAAAGAATTAAGAGAATAAAGGGCAATACCTTTTTACCCATGGACGTTTTAGAGATTGATATTATTTATGAAGAATTGCTGGATATTAAATATGATAATAATTTTAACGACTTAGTTAAAACCAGTTTTTTAGACAAACTAGAGACTACATTACTAACTGGAGACTTGTGGAAATTTAATCCGACGTGCATCGCCCTGTTTGTTAAAGACGGTGCATTTAGATATAATAGACTAATGTTAGAAAAAGACGTATTAGAGAATGGCGAGATTATAAGTCAGGAAGTAGATATCAAAAACAATCTTTACACCCTAATATATCCTACGAAGTTTTTGTTGTGTAATGTGTTAAAGCTGGATAATGAATTACTTCTAAAACCGGATTATGCGGTAGTCAATTCAGCCATTGGTGAAATAGAAATATAATATGAAGGATGAATAATTGAAGAAATATCTTTTGATAAATGAAGAAGAAGCAAATGCAGAGAAAGACGAACACCACCCATCTAGGGATTTTGATACTGAAATGACTACTCTTGGGGGTGAGCGGGTCCCTAAGGGTATTGAAGTTGAAGAAAATAGGATATATTTTTATTGTCCTGTTGGTAGTCATGAAGCACTAGAATTGAATAGATTGATACGACGTCTAGGTGTGGAAATGAAATATCTTAGTCATAGACTAGAATGTAAGTCTGTACCAATCCACCTCCATATCCATAGTCCTGGTGGTTCTATCTTTGCAGGTCTATCTATCGTTGATAGTATCAAAGCCTGCAAATCAGAAATACACACATATATTGATGGTTCAGCTGCTTCTGCTGCAACATTAATTTCTACAAGCGGAAAGCGGAGGTTTATGAGTAAAAATAGCTTTATGTTACTCCATCAGCCACAGCTTGAGTGGGCTGGAAAGTTGGATGAATTTCATGATGAAATAGAAAACCAAAAAAATCTTTATGAGAAGTTGTCCTCTATCTATTTAGAGAATTCAAAAATGACCCAAGAAGCGCTAGACGATTTGTTAAAGCATGAGTTGTGGTTACCTGCAGAGAAATGTTTAGAACTTGGATTGATTGACAAGATTATTTAAAATGATTGATAAAAATAAATGGGTACAGTATTTTCCATATGCAGAGCCAAGAGATGAACAAGTTACTTCAATAAATTATACGATTGATTCATTTTTAAAAAATAAGAAGAAAGTAGTAATTCTTGAAGCTGGAACCGGTGTAGGAAAGTCTGCGGTTGGATTAACAGTCGCCAAATATTTAAACGCCAATACACCTCATGATGAAAATTTTGAAAAAGGTGCCTACTTTTTAACAACACAAAAGATCCTGCAAGAACAATATGTAAAAGATTTTGGCACCCCTGGGGAAATGAAGTCCATTAAATCATCTTCTAATTATACATGCAACTTTCATAAAAAGAATTCGTGCTCAGAAAGCCAGCAGGCTCTAAGGACCGAACAAAAGGGCTCACAATTTTGGAAAAGTTGTGTCTTTGATTGCAAGTATAAAAAAGCCAAAGAAGCATTCATTAAATCACCAGAAAGTATTACAAATTTTTCGTACTTTTTAGCAGAGACACAGTATTCTGGAAAACTTAAACCCAGGGAGACTTTGATTATTGATGAAGCACATAACATCCCGGTTGAATTAAGCAAATTTGTAGAAATAGCAATAACACAAAGGTTCACAAAGCAGACACTAAAATTAAACGTCCCAGTCTTGCACTCACAACATCAGGCATTTTCTTGGATTAAAAACACGTATGCTCCGAAACTTAAGTCATACTGTAGTCATGTCAAAAGTATGTTAGAAAAATATACAGGACTAAGGGATAAATTAGCTGAATTTGCAAATATGGCTAAACAATATGATATGTTAGATAAACATTCATGCAAAATAAATAGATTTTTAGAAATCTATGAAAAGGATAATTGGGTTTTTAATTCTGTAAAGCCAGAGGGTAGGAAGAGCGCGAGATTGGAGTTCAAGCCAATTGATGTTTCACATTATGCAGAGGATCTATTATTTAGGATGGGAAAAAGAATCATTATGATGTCTGCGACTATTCTGAATGCAGCAGGATTATGTGAGCTACTAGGTCTTGATATCCAGAATGTAGATGCAATCTCAATTCCGTCTCCGTTTCCAGTCAAAAATAGACCTATACTTTTTGTGCCGATGGGCAAAATGACATCTAAAGAGATTGATAAATCGCTACCAAAACTCATGACTGCAATAGAGAAAATACTTGAAGTCCATAAAGATGAAAAGGGCATCATTCATACACACAGTTATAAAATTGCAAATCATATTAAACGAAATGTTAAGTCAAAAAGACTACTAATTCCAAGTTCAGATAATAGAGATGAATTTTTAAAAAAGCATTTTGACAGTAAGGAGCCAACGGTACTTGTAAGCCCTTCTATGACTGAGGGTGTGAGTCTTGAGGGGGATGTTAGTAGATTTCAAATTTTGTGTAAAGTGCCATACCCGTACCTGGGTGACCAATTGGTAAAGAAAAGGATGAACAAGTGGAGATGGTGGTACCCATTTCAAACGATTAAAACAATCGTACAATCCGTGGGTAGATCTGTAAGATCAAAAGATGATGTGGCCGTTACATATATTTTGGATGCTGACTGGGAAAGGTTTTTTGACAAAAATAAAAATGTTTTTCCAAATGATTTTAGAAAATGCTTAAAGTAAATGGCTATTTATTATAGAGATAAATTTTACTATGGCTATCAAGATAAGCAAAAAAAAGAAAAAAAATAGAGCTGACCAAAGGGCCGGTGTTATTATTCTTAAAAAATTTGGAAAAGAATATAAAGTCTTATGCCTTAAAATATTCGGAAGTTATGATTTTCCCAAAGGCGGGGTTGAGCCATTTGAGAATGTTTTTGCTGCTGCTATGAGAGAGGCTGAAGAGGAATCTGGAATAACGGATTTAGATTTTGAATGGGGACTTGCTACAACAAAAGTAAGAAACGTAACATTATTTATAGCCTCTACAACCCAAAGGCCAGTTATCAAGCCTAATCCTGAGACTGGAGAGTTCGAACATCACGCCGCCCACTGGAAAGACTTTGATGATGCAGAAAAATCTCTGCACCCATATTTAAGGCCAACTATTTCATGGGTCAGACAAGTTATAGGAGAAAAATAAATGTCGACGTTTACAGAACACAAGACGGTGGCAGACAGGTCTGCCTCCGATAGGCGACGCCACAAACAAAAGATTGAAAAGGCTATTAAAGAAGGCATTCATGATATTGTTGCAGAAGAATCTATAATTGGGCAAGACGGCAAAAAGAAGATAAAAATTCCAGTCAGGGGAATCAAAGAATATCGTTTTGTATATGGCAACAATGAAAATAATAAGAAGGTTGGAACCGCACCAGGAAAGGATATCCAAAGAGGGCAAAAGATTGGAGAAGGAAAAGAACAAAAAGGGAAAGACATTGGCTCAAAGCCTGGCACGGAAGCGGGCAATGAATATTACGAAGTAGAAATTTCCCTTGACGAATTGGCTGATTACCTTTTTAGCGACTTAAACCTTCCAGATCTAGAGAGAAAGGCATTAAAGAAAATAATGTCAGAAAAAATAAAGAGAAAAGGATATAGAAAAGAGGGAATAAAACCTAGGCTAGATAAGAAAAAATCAGCAATAGAAAGAATTAAAAGAAAAAAGGCAGCAGAGAGATCTGGCCCAACGGAGGAAGAGGCATTTCCATTCCACGACAATGATTTGGTATATAGGCATTATAAAAAATCAAAAAAAGAATGCTCAAATGCAGTGATATTTTTTGTAATGGATGTTTCTGGATCTATGACAACAACCAAAAAATTCCTCGCAAGAAGTTTTTACTTTCTTCTTTATCACTTTATTAGATCAAAATATGAACAAACGGAAATAATATTCATTTCGCATGACACAGTAGCCAATGAAGTTAATGAAGAGGCATTTTTTGCAAGAGGAAATAGCGGTGGGACTATCGTCTCTAGCGGACTGGAATTAGTGTGTGATATTATAGAAAAAAGATTTCACCCAAATAGCTGGAACATTTATTGCTTCCAATGTTCAGATGGAGACAACTGGCCAGATGATACAGATAAAACACTCACTGCAGCAGAAAAAATTAAAGATTATTCTCAATTATTTGGCTATTGTGAAATAGTACCCAAGGATGCTCCTGGAGGGTGGTTCGAAGAACTAAGGCTTTCTAAGGTTTATGAAAAAATTACAGATAAAAAATTAAAAACCGCAGAAATAACAGGCAAAGAAGGAATATGGGATGCATTCAAAAGCTTTTTTAGTGTGAAGGGAAAGAAAAGAATTATCGTTTCAAAATAAGGATTAACAATGAACGGATATAATTTTGATGACTTAAAAAAATGGGATGATAAAATATGCGAGCTGGCCGTAAAGAAGGGTCTTAGCTGGTTTCCAATAACTTATGAAGTTGTAGACTATTATACTATGATAGGGCACATGGCATACCATGGGATGCCGACGCACTACGGCCATTGGTCATATGGCAAATCATTCGAAAGAACACACCAGATGTATAACATGGGCATGGAGGGGCTGCCTTATGAACTAATCATTAATAGTAATCCATCTATCGCTTATCTTATGAGAGAGAACCCACTTTATTTGCAGGTTCTTATTATGGCACATTGTGTCGGGCATTCTGATTTCTTTAAGAATAATAGGATGTTTAAAAATACTAGGCCTGATTCTGTTATCGCAAGAATGCGTAACGCAAAAAAAAGAATTCAAGAATATACAGAAGATCCTACAATCGGCATAGAGTTAGTAGAAGAAGCATTAGACGCTGCACAATCTGTTTCATTTCAGACATATCGTTATGGGCAACGTCGTCAGTCAGAAGAAGAATTAAAACAGAAATATACGAAAAAAATTAAAGATGATGAGGATGGAGAGTATATAGACTTTGATATAATGAAAAAGCCTCTAGAACCAGATTATGATATTCTTGGATTTATAGCCGAAAATGGTAACCTCCCAGAGTGGAAAAAAGATATCATTGAGATTGTAAGAGAAGAGGCAAAATATTTCATGCCACAAATGCAAACGAAGATTATGAATGAAGGTTGGGCATCTATGATGCATTACACATTCTGTCATGAATTAGATCTTTCTGCAGGAATGCACCTACCATTTCTTAAAAGTCATAACCAAGTCATCAGGCCCCACATAGGGGGGTTAAACCCTTATCATATGGGTTTTACAATCTTTAAAAGTATAGAAGAAAAATACGGGTTTGATGAATGTTTAGTCGCTAGAGAAACTGCACATGATATTTCTTTTATTCGCCAGTATCTAACGAGAGAACTTTGCGAAGATCTAGGTCTTTTCTCATTTTCAGAAAAAAGAAAAAGTGGAATAACAATTGATGAAATTTATGATGATGATGGATGGAAAATTGTAAAACAGGATTTGATTAGTAATATTGGAACAAACACGGTACCTATTATCTACGTAGATGAAATGGAATTAGGACAACTAGTTTTAAGACACGAACATGATGGGCGGGATCTAGAATTAGATTATGCAGATGCCGTCATTCAGCATGTTAATGTGTTGTGGCCAGACGGAGCAAAATTATTTACGATTCTTGAGGAAGAATTGTGGGAAATATAGCTATTTATAATTGATAGCTATTACAAAACTTAATTTAAGGATATAATAATATTATGACTGTTAAAAATAAATTGCTTAAAGAAATAGAGAAGCAAAGAAAGAAAAGTAAGTCTAAAAAGAAGTTTAAGGGAAACTTTTTAGATTACGTCGATCTCGTGCAGGCTAATCCAGATATCGTTAAAAGTTCTCATGAAAGACTTTTCGGTGCGATTATCAAGCATGGCGTTAATAATATGCCAGATGCGGATATCAGAAAAAGAAAGATCTTTGATGGAGATAACATAAAACTATATGATTATTTTAAAAAAGAGTTCTTTGGAATGGAAAGGGTCATCGGAAAAATTATGAGTTTCCTTAAAGCAGCTGCTTATAAAGGTGAAGAAAGCAAGCAGGTACTTTTATTAATGGGACCAGTTGGTGCAGGTAAAAGTGCATTAACAGAGCACATAAAAAGATCCTTACATGATGAATCATGCTTCCACCTTAAAAATGATCCCCAAAGAGGAGAGCCCCTTCAGTTAGTACCAAGAAGCCTTCGAGAAACATTCGAAAAAGAACTTAATGTAAAGATAGAGGGAGATATTAGTCCAATAGTTAGGCATCATTTGTTAACAGAGTTGGATGGAAAGTACGAAGATTATGAAGTTGTTCAATCTTCTTTTTCCCAAAGGGGTAGAAGAGGAATATCGTCAGTCCCGCCAATGGATGCAAATAGTCAAGACGTTTCTGTTTTAATTGGAAGTGTAGACATATCAAAGCTTGATCGTTACGCAGAGGATGACCCACGTGCATTATCATTAAATGGCGCATTTAATGTAGGGAATAGAGGAATTGTCGAACTTGTAGAAGTTTTTAAAAATGAAATTGAATTTTTGCATACAATTATTACGGCGACTCAAGAAAAAAGAGTTCCATCCCCTGGTAAAAGCGATATGTTACACTTTGATGGTGTAATCCTTGCCCATTGTAACGAAGCAGAGTGGAATAGGTTCCAGAGTGAACATACAAATGAAGCAATCCTTGATAGGGTCGTGAAAGTTAACGTCCCATATGTCTTAGAACTAGATCAAGAAATTAAAATTTATGAAAAAATGCTTGGACAATCTAATTTTAAGCATCACATTGCGCCTCATACAATTAAGGTAGCCGCAATGTTCAGCATCCTTTCGAGGCTACAGTCTTCACAAAAGTGTGATCTTCTTACTAAAATGAAAATTTATAATGGTGATGAGGTAATTGAAAAGGGACGAGTCAAAAGAGTTGATATCAAAGACTTAAGAGAAGAAACTAGAAATGAAGGAATGTCTGGTATTTCTACAAGGTTTATTGCAAAAGCGTTAGACGATGCATTGACAAATTCTGATAAAGAAATTGTTACACCTGTCTCTGTTATCGAGTCGCTTATAAATAAAGTTAAAGAACAAATCATCGATGAAGAATTTAAGCAAACATGCCTGGAAATAATTCAAAAAGTCGTAAGAGAAGAATACCTCAAAATTCTGGAGACAGAGATTGCAAAAGCATTTGTTAGCGCATATGAGGAGCAGGCACAGTCATTATTTGACACCTACCTTGATAATTCAGAAGCGTCTACAACTAGGCAAAAGCTTAGAGATAAAGTAACGAAAGAAGATAGGGAACCGGATGAGAATTTTATGAGATCTATAGAAGAACAGATCGGCATCACGGGATCATCAAAAGAAGGGTTTAGAAGTGATGTTACTGCGTATATGTTCGCTAAACTAAGAAAAGGTGAGACTGTAGATTATAGATCATATGAACCTCTTAAAGAAGCGATTGAGGGATATCTTATCAATTCTGTAAAAGATATGGCTAGAATCGTAACAAAATCTAAAACACGCGATGATGAACAACAACAAAAACATAGCGATATGATTGAAACAATGATCAATGAATATGGTTATAACGCAGATAGTGCAGAAGAAATTCTTGCATATGCATCTAATAATCTTTGGAGAGATAGCTAGAAATGAAATTAAATATTGATGTGGGCCATCCAGAAGCACTCTTACTTTGTGGAACGTACCTTATGATAAACAACTATTTTGGATTTGGTTTAGCACTTTTGATTTTTGGATTTTTGGGCGGAATTTTTAGAACTGGTCTTAGAATTCAAGAAGCCCAACAAAAACAAGAAGAAAAAGAAAAAACGTTTAAGGAATTTAGTAATGCAGGCGAAGACCTTGCGCAGGCAGTTATCCAACTCCTCAGCGCATTCGGAAACAAAGAAAAAAGCAAAAAGAACCAAGACGGCAGTTTCCACTAACCAAACAAACCACCCTTATACCGAACTCGCTCTTGAAGATTTAATTAAGCAAAAATATAACTTGTTGCTTAAAGAGTTAAGTACATTTCTTGTAAGGTTGTGTAGTGGTAGATTAGTCTTTAATTTTGGGAATAATGTTGTTAACTCAGTTCCTGCAGACTTAGTCAGATCCCTTTCAGAATGGTCACAGGACGACTTTGTAGACTTAGCAATAAGGAACATCATTGTAGACGCCATAGTGTCTTCAGAGAATAAGCAAGTGGGTTCTGGGGTCATCTGTGCGTTGGCGTTGCTTAGCAACAAAAAATTTGATTCAGATATCAAAAAATATAGAAATAGAGCAGAGCTGCATGACTTAGATAAAACCATCGATTACTTTTTAGGAAGTGGGAATTTATCTAAGGTTACAAAACAATCAATAGGGTTGGGTTCGTTAAATGGAAGTCTAAGATTTGATATTTCAAATAATAAAGATTTCTTAATCTCGGCTGAACCAGCCATAAAAATTAAGGGATTTGTTCATCCCATGTTTGATCTTAATAAACGGTGGATGGAGTCTGTTACACTAGTATGCGTAGACGGAGTAATCGAGTCCCTGGGAGAAATAGATTCAATTCTTCAGGGGTCTTCTGTACACAAAAATAATGTTATCATACTTGCAACAAATTATCATCCTGATATTATTAATACATTAAATGTTAACTTTAAAGATAACAGGTTGAATGTTATTCCCTTCGTTGTTGAAGGCTGGGGTGAAACTCCAGGAACTGATGCCTTAGAGGCTTGTACTAATATTGGTATAGATTGTGTGTCTAGAGAGCGAGGAGATGTTTTAGCAGCAAAAACTCTGGATGATTTTTCTATTGTAAAGTCCACATACATTTCTGCCAACAGTATTGCTATTCATAATGATGGTGGGAATGAAATTCACACAATGATTAAAGTCCCAAATACGGTCAAGCCAATGGCTGGTTTAATAGAAGACAGGGTTCGTATTACGTTACAATCATGCAAGGGTATAGCCAGGTGGGGTTTAATTAAAGATCATGATATTTTAAATGTGTCACATTTGGATGGACTTAGGAAGCCTATGGTTCCAGTAAGCGCCCTTTATTTTGGAATTCAAACAGCCGAAAGGTGCAAGGAAAACATCAATAATTTGGGTGCTATTATTATACCCGACATAAAATAATTTACATTTTTTTAAAAAAATGAATAATTAAATCATATGGAGAGACATAATGACAAATTCAAACAAAATCTGTAGGACAGTTTTAGACACACAAAGTGTCGTTAAAGATCAATTAAATAATATTCTTATTTCTGAGTTATTGTCTAGTGGGACAATCAATGAAGTTACTTACAAAAATTTGACAGCGCAACTAGCATCGTGCATAGACAAACAAACAGACGCATTAGTTGATAGAATTTTAAATGAGTTTAGAAGTAACAAATAATCCCACGAGTGGTGTCAAGCATTTAATTCAATGCCATTGTATACTACCTCAATACAGAAATTCAAAAAATCCCGTATTTCATAAATTTGTTGTATTTTCTATAATCGATAATGAGACAGATTTAGTATTACCAAAATTTGCTGAATGCAATAATTGTGGTACTGCACATAAGATAGTTGATATGTGTACATCAGAAATTCTAGTGGGCAAAGATGAAGTAAGAACTCAATTAACAATAAGCGATCTACAACATTCATTGCCTACATCATTATTTGAATTACTGGTTTCATACAATAAAGACCTACCAGACTTTGAATATGCTCAGTTCATTATAGAGAATGAACGGTGGAATAAACATATTATCCTAACAAGGGAAGAATTGGAAGATTACACCCAGGGAAAATTGGTTAAATTTATTGCTATAGACAAATTTAAAGTAGAATCATATACATCAAAAAGATCAGTTTAATGAAGAATACAAAAAAATATGGGACATCAACCCCAGAAGAGGCATCAATTTTGGACTCTGCAAAATGTAGAGAAATTATTAATGAAATATTCAATTTTGGTATAAGCCAACCTCAAATAATCACGCTAATCAAATTGCTTTCTTTAGAATTAGAAAATAGAGATTTAATGTTAAAATTTTTAAACGTAATTGAGAATAAAGAAGATCAAATTATTGATAAGCCGATAATAACCATTTAAAAAGGAGAATGTTATGTCAACAACAACAGATCAGTGGAACGAAATTAAAGTATTAGTAGAGTCATTAGAGTTAGATGTAGTAAAGAATGCAAGCGGGAACGCTTCTGCTGGAGTTAGAGCAAGAAGGGGACTAAGGCTCTTAAAAGCAAAAGCCGGGGACTTAATTAAGATGAGTATTACTACTGATAAAGGCCGCAAGAGTTAGTAATCATTTCATGATATACATGTAAAGATCATTCTGCACCTTTGTTTATAGGTTCCATATTTATTTGTATGGGAGTTTTATTATGAATAAAGAAATTAAACAAAAAGATGACCTTTATATAAACAAAGATGTGCCCACATCAGAATCAGATGATGAATTTGATTTTGTTGGTGCATATGATGATACCGATGAAAGCGTTGACGAACAGGCACTACCAGAAAATACAGCCGACTCTGCAATCAACTGCGCATTCATTGGGGTTGGTGGCGGTGGTGGCAAGTTAGCCAAAGCATTTTTAGATGCAGGGTTCAACAAGACATTTCTGGTTAACACAACAGTTAAAGATCAACCGGATGGTGTACCTGCAGATCATTTCCTTTTAATCCCCGGGGCCGATGGTGTAGGAAAAGATGTAAATCTTGGAAAGAAAATTCTTGAAGAAAATAGTGCGCTTGTTGAAGACGCGGTTAGATCAAGATTAGTTAATCCAGACTGGATTTTTGTACTTGCTGGTGGGGGTGGTGGAACAGGGTCAGCATGTTCTGTGTTACATGATTCGCTTACAAGACATCTTACGACTGTAGGTGCATCTGGTAAGGTTGTTTATATAGTATCAAAACCATCCGCCCAAGAACTATTAAATTCTACAATTGAAAAAAACTATAATTCAATTTTAGAGGATGTCTCAAGTCATCCCCATATCATTATAGACAATGAAAGACAGTTACAACTACTTAGAAATAAAGTAGGTATGCTAAATCTATATCCTGTCGCAAATAAGAATTTTGCAAAGTTGCTTGCACAAGTTTTAAAGCTGGCTGCAACTCATTCAGACATACAGGCATTTGATACCAAGGACTTAGAGAAATGTCTTAGCACAAATGGAAGAATAATAATAGGTAGCACCGTCATTAAAGATACTGAACGACGCGATCTTGGAGCTGCAATTCTTCAAGGGTGCATTAAATCTTCACCGTGTCCGGCACCCAAAAATAGATGTTCAACTGGTGCATTGATGTTAATAGCAACGTCTTTAATGGCAAGTGATCCTGCTATTAGTAAAAATCTAGAAGCAACGTTTAGTTATGTTGGGGGAAGAACTGACACACTATTTTCTGGAATGTATATAAGGGAAAAAATTCCTGGATTGATAGCCCTTTGTCTTCTAGCCGGATGATGGATCATGGGGTTCGAAATTACCTGGATTTTTTCGAAGTTTCTTTAAGATCATTTTTTCAATTTGACAAATTCTCATTCGAGAAACCCCATAATAATCACCTATCTCCTGGAGGGTTTTTGGTCCTTCATTCGCAACAATTATTGAACAATTTAGTCCCTGATCAGACTTTAAAAAGTGCCTACAGGCACTTTCTGAACAGGGCTTTTGCGTGCGCTTTATTTTTTTATAACATTTTTCTTGTTTGTTTTTTATATCATTCATATTCAAATACGTTTTGTGGATACTATAAAACTAATACAAGATAAAGGATTTTACAACTGTGGGAAAAAGAAAATTACTTATAATAGACACGTCTGTATTACTATATGACAAAAATTCAATTCATTCATTTCCTGGAAATGATGTAGTATTGCCCCTAATAGTTTTAGATGAACTTGATAGGTTCAAAGAAAAGCCCGGTTTATTAGGAGAATCTGCAAGATATGTGAACAGGTACTTAGACAATCTTAGATCTATTGGACGCTTAGACAAAGGTGTTTTGTTAAATGATGAAAGTGATCAAACAATCACCGTAACATGTTTACCTGCAAAACTAGATTCTGATGAACTAGATATCAGCACTGGTGATAATATGATTATCGCAGCTGCACTAAATTTAAAAAATAAAAATAAAAATAAAATAATAAAAGTTGTAACAAAGGATATCAATTTAAGGGTTAAGTGTGACGCCTTAGGATTAATCGCAGAAGACTACTACAAAGATTATGTTAATGTTGACGAAGATAGTTTCAAAGGTACATCAACAATTTATATACCAGACGATAAAATAGACGATCTATATAGAGATAATAGCATTCCATTAGAAGACCATCATTTGAATATTCATCCTAATACATACATTACGTGCAAGGGAAACTCTCAAAATAAATCCGCGTTGACTATATACAGCAATGATAGTATTAATCTAATTCGCAATTATTGTGGGCAAGAAACAGACGTTAAGCCTAGAAATACGGAGCAGTCTTTTGCTTTACATGCCCTTCATTCTACAGATGTGCCTCTTGTTAGCTTAACAGGACTTGCGGGATCTGGCAAGACATTCCTTACATTAATGGCCGCGATAGACCAGATGCATGAAAGAAAATACGAAAGAATTGTTGTAACAAGAAATATTCAACCTGTCGGGAAAAATATAGGTTATCTACCTGGTGATATTAATGAAAAGATGGCGCCGTGGATGTCACCGTTGTTAGACAATTTTAGGTGTCACTTTAAAGATAAAACATATTTTGAATTAATGATGGAAAGAGGCGAAATAGAAATTGCACCTCTTTCATTCATCAGAGGAAGAACATTCAACAATTCTTTCTTAATCGTTGATGAGGCACAAAATGCGACTATTCATGAACTAAAAACAATTATTACCCGTCTTGGAGAGGGATCAAAAGTTGTTCTTATGGGTGATACTGATCAAATAGATACGCCATACATTGATAAAAACTCCAATGGACTGGCTATTGTTGTTGAGAAATTTAAAGAAAGTAATCTTGCAGCACACGTACATTTAAAGCGCGGCGAGAGATCAGCTATTGCAACATATGCAAGTAAGATACTTTAAACATAAAATATTCATATTGTAACTAAATACTTAATCCTGGAGGTAATGTATTATTATGAGCAGCTTAAGAGCTAAAATAATAGATAGGAATCGATATTCTAAAAAATATCCGTTCGTAAAGGGTCCAAAGAGGCCTACGTATCTTGGCGATGATGACCTTGCATTGGAGCTAGGATCGTTAACATTTACAAATGAAAATGCGAAGACGTTTACATTTGAAGCCCCTTTCTCTGACAGTCAATACACCGTTGTTGCAATACCTAGAGAAATATCTGCAGTTGCAGATGGAAGTGCAATGGTGTCGTTAGTAATAGACGGCTTAACCGCAGACAACACGAAAGTAACAATAAAGGCCAGCGCAAAGTTTACGGGTAAAGTAGATGTCTTAGCTATAAGAATCGGAAAATGAGATTAAGTAACTTTATATTTAACGTATTTAATGTCCCAGAACCTGATACTGGTGGCCTCATAAAGTACAAATCTGAATTTGGATCGTACGGCAAAGTAGACGAAATAAGAATATACCAGGGAATGATGTTGGAAGACACGTCAAATGCGCAGCATTATACATTGTCTGCCAATATAGAATTAACAAAAGATGACATAGCCCCAGACAATAAACTAATGCTAACTGGATCGCTATCAGGCCACTATCATGACAACGAAGCAGATATCAAAATTCACACATTCACTGTCATTAACGGCGATAACAAGGGCTAATAGGTAGGAAATAAAAACATGAGTTCAAGAGATTTTCAAGCAAGCCAAATAAGATTAAATAAAATAATTGCATCAGGGTCTGATGATTCACAACCCACAATTATGATATATAGTGCATCTGATGCAACCAATTATGAAGGTGCAGTTGCGGGTGACTTATTAACAAACGTTGGTTCAGACGTTTTTCTTTTTGTAGATGGTGAATCATCTGTCGCGGGTGGAACAAGATCGGGTGTTTCACTGTTTAACGGAGACCTTGTTGTTTCAGGAACCCTATACGCTGAAAAACTAGTCGCAGAAGTAGATTCACTGACACCCTCTGACCACTATGTTAGTGGTAACCTATATGTTGGTACACCTGGGGTCGGGTCGGATGTCACATTTTATGGTGATGATGCTTCAGC